GCATTATGATTGCAGAATTAGGGTATATGGTTGCCGCAGGCGGCGGCGGCGGAGTCCAAGGGCCAGCTATGACATGGCCTGGGCCCGGCGGTCAAGGCGGTGGCGGCCATGCATCATTAGAATTCAATGGAGGTTTAGGTTCTGGTCAAACCGGACCTAGTGATGGTCAAACATTTGGATCAGGTGGCGGTGGACTTGGTGGAGATCAACGATACAGTGGCGGAGGCTGCCAGGGAGCAGTTATTATAAGGTACTACATATGAGCATAATTAGATATTCAGCACAACTAGACGAAAATAACGTCGTAACACAAGTAATAGTCGCTACTCCAGAAGAAGCGGCTGTCCATGGTGGAACATGGCTAGAAACATGGCATGGATCTGGCGGCACAGCACTCCATAGAAAAAATATGGCGACTCGCGGCATGATTTATGATAAAGATAGAGATGCATTTTATCATCCACAACCATATCCATCTTGGATACTAGATGAAAACACTTGTAACTGGGAACCACCGGTTCCAATGCCTACAACTGGCATGTGGTGGTGGCATGAAGACATCAAAAATTGGACTGATGTTGACCCAGAAAAATAAGAGATAGTCAGTATTAGGCATACATAGTTGTATGCAAAATATTCTAACAATTGACAATGCTCTTGCAGAACAAGAATGTGACACCCTCATAATTGAGGGTGTTTCAATTCCATTTGACAATCATCTAAATACTCATTTAGGATATGAAAGTAATTACTTTAACTATCCGTTCATAACTCCCAACATTGCAGAAATTTTAAATAAATTAAATTCAAAAATTGTAGCAGATTATGTTAATTTATATCCAGAATTAAAATTAACAAATACTCGTTGGCTAATGCAACCTTATGCATTTAAGCATTTTCCGCCATCCTATTCTTTTAGTGGATGGCATCATGAACACGAATATAAAAATCCCTATCGTATATTATGTGCATTGGTATATTTGTCTAATCATAATTGTGGAACTGAATTCTATAATGGAGAAGTAATTTTATCTAAAAAAGGAAGGATGATAATTTTTCCTACATTTTGGACTCATACACATCGAGGACAAGTATGTCCGGACGGCAAATCAAGATTTATCTTATCAGTGTACGCTGAATTACAACCGGAATAACTATGAAATATCAATATTGGCACGCTTCTATGTTTACTGTAGAACAATGTAAAGAATTAAATGATAATTTAATAAGAGACCATGCAGAGTGTGAATTATTTCATAATCCTGCAGAAGGTGCAACTAAAACTGCTAATGTACGATTAGCTCATTGGAAGGATGCTAAAAAATATCTTGGCAAACTAGAAGAATATGCTAGACTAATAAATGAACAATATTTTGGTTTTGATATGTATACTATGCGAGAAATGGCATGTGTAAATTTTAATCAGTATCATGAAGAAAACCAAGGCGAATATGATTGGCATTATGACGGTCATATAAATGAAATATATGATACAAAATTAACTGTAATATTAAACACTTCAACTGAACCTTACGAAGGCGGCAAATTTGAACTTTTTCTAAGTGGCGGACCTCGACATATACATCAATTGGACAACGCAGGAACCCTGTTAATATTTCCAGGATGGATTCCTCATCGCGTTACTCCCGTCACTAAAGGCACTCGTTCATCAATTTCTATATGGTTAACTGGACCTAATATAAGATGATACATCAGTTATTTCCTATACCTATCTATACTTGCATTAACACTGAATTTATTGAATACGGTAAATCTCTATTTGATTCTTGTCCCAAATATGATTACGAAGAAAACGGATTTAGAACTACATTAAAAGAGTATTCCCCAGGCCACGCAAATATAGGGTGGAATTTTTTAAATTTTGATGGGACTGGACCTTTAATAAATTTTATAAAAAAAACAACCATTGAGTTCATGCAAGCTAACGGACTTGATGATTGTTACGAAGTTGACATTCCAAACATATGGTTAAATGAACAAGAATCTAGCGGGAACTTAACTCCACATTCCCATTATGGATATTCATACAGCGGAACTTATTATATAAATTGTCCCGGAGAATCTGGAAAAATTATTTTTCACAATCCTGCAGACTATGGTTTTAGACAAAAATTTAAAAATATAAAAACATATAATACAAGTAATTCTTCAACATGGTGGATTCCTGTTAAGGAAGGAACTTTAATATTATTCCCTTCATATTTGATGCATAGTGTTCCGCCGCAAGAATTTACAGGGATACGGCAATCAATAGCATTTGATATTACAGTATATCCAAGGATAGGCATATGAGCAAAGACAGACTTTTAACAACATGGGCACTTAAGCCAGAACATGTGCAAAATTGGGCTTATTGGAATAATGTGTTTAGTCCCGACGAATGCGCAAAAATTATTGAATTAGGGAATTCTAAAAACTTTAATTCTGGAATAGTTAGGGGAGAAGATCAAACCGTTAGAGATAGCGAAATATCTTGGCTGTTCCCACCAGATGCACAGTGGGTTTTTGAAAGGCTAACTGATGTTGCTAACGGGCTTAACGATAATTTTTTTAAGTTTGATCTTTTTGGGTTTGCAGAAGGTTTACAATTTACAAAATATACAGCACCTGGGGGGAAATATGATTTACATTTAGATAAATCAATTGACCAAAGTATTAGAAAGTTATCAATGACCTTGCAACTATCCTCTCCGGATGATTACGAAGGCGGTGAACTAATTTTACAAACTAGTTCCATACCAGAAATTCTCCCTAAAGAGCAAGGAAAATTAATAGCTTTTCCAAGCTACTTGCTACACGGAGTTCAACCAGTTACAAAGGGGATTCGCTATAGCTTAGTAGCATGGATTACCGGTCCAGCCTTTAAATAAGTTCAACTAGATCGAATACTGTTTGAAGTTTGGTTTTAATAGTTTTGTTAGTAAAACTATTTCGCAGGCCTTGATGTATTGGCTTAGGAGCAAAATCTAATGTTGCCCATGCCCATGCCATATGTTCACTACTTAGTATAGGTACAAACTCGTCTGATATGACACACAAGTATGTGTGAAAATTAAAAACTTTATCATTACTGACAAATGTTTCCAAAGGTATTGTTTTAATTATTTTTGGAACACTACCAATTTCTTCTTTAATTTCACGCTGGAGACCCTGCCATGCTGTTTCTCCTTCAATATTAGTACCGCCTACTAATCCCCAAGTTCCCTGATGCTTCCCTCGAGCTTTTTGTAGTAGTAAAAACCGTCGTGTATTTTTGGCGTAGAACAAAGCTCCGCTACAAACAATACGATCAGTTATAGTTCTATTCTCCAATTTCCTGCCCTATAGTCGCCTTCAAACGATTTGGCCCACTGTGTGCCATTCCAGACATACTGTACTCCAGTATATATATTCGTTTGATAAACTATGGTGGAATTTTCTTGGCCACTATTAAATACTACATTCCATTGAGTTCCATCCCATTCTATAACATCATTAGCATGAGCATTTAAGGAGCCCCAGGCTGCTACTCCTGCTTGTGTATGGCCTGCGTTGTCGATATAAGTTCGTCCATCAGCATGCCCTATATCTTCTATAATTAAAAATCTATCTCCAGCTTGTAGGTTAGTTATACCGTCGCCTGGGAAAGTTTTATAAGGATCTATGATTGCATCAAATGTTCCTGGACTATTAGTTCTATAATTGGTACCTTGATCATAATTAGGATCTGTACCGAATCGACCTGAACTATCTATCAGCGTATTACTAGGAATAGTATTCATGTCATAGTTAATAGTCAATAGCGTGCCGTCTAAGGGATTAGTTGCTATAGTACCGACCACCTGCGTTCCATTTGGTTGATAAAGATAAATCTTACTTACCCCGGCGATATATTGTCCCGGATACTGTTCAAATAATTCTACCCAATTATGCAATGGTCCACTAGCTACGGGAATATCTAGTGTAGGTTCGTGAGGAACATCTGCATTAGTTTTATCTAAAAGCACAGCTTGGCCATTATAGACTTGTATGTTATAATCGGTAATGGTGGTTATTTTCCTGTCTAATAAATCCTTAAATGATGTTGTAGGACCTGCTAACGGCTGACCTAATCCCTCAATATAATTATTATTATCAGTTTCTTGATTAGCGTAGATGCTGGTAATAATACGAGTGATAACACCAAGATGTTTAACTTTAACAGGCGGGCTTAACCATATCGGTGCAATAAGAGTAATGGTGGCTATGTCAATAGGGGTATCTGTACCCACTGGAACTTGCTTGCTGGACCAATTTATTTGCGAAACATTTAAAACACTAAGACTAGTCCAGTCAATATAGTTGTCTGTAGTTTGTATCTCAAGTGCAGGATTAAACAGCACAAGCACTTGCTCGAGTATTTGTAATTTTTGATCTGTGCTGGATGCCCATATATCAACCTTCATGGTTAATTTAAACGGGGTAGGCATTACCCGTTCAATGGTATAGTTACGACCTTGCCCTTGTGTATAGGCATTACTCGTTAGATCAATGTCTCTTTCTCTTAGATGTAACTTATTGATATAAGTAGCATCGGCTAGCCTAGTATTATCAAGTTCTAAACCGGAAATGTACACAGCCATTTTAGGCACACTTTGCAAAGCAGATGCACTGTTTTGATTAATAATTGCACCGACTTGTCGGTCTTGATCTCCGTAGATCACTGGGACTTGTACAAGTGTACCGTCACTGTATTTGACTACAAAGTTACTTAGAACTCTAATTGTTTGTGTAAGATATCTGCGTATCTGACCGTCATAAAACCATTGCATTATAGATCCGCCCTAGGTCTAAGAGCCTGGCTAAGACTTTGTCTTACGGCTTCTCTGTTTGTATATAGCCCTAAGGTCCATTGTCCATTGTAAGGTATGAGTGTTTGTTGACCGTTGACTACTGGTAAATTAATTTGAAGGTAACTTCCGCCATTGTAGGTATAAGTCGTGATAACATATTGTCCTGGATAATCAGCAGTGGCAAAGTTCATCTGATAAGTACCTAGTTTTAAACCTACATATGGTACACTACCATAACTGGCTTCATACGGTGTGAGTGTATTAATTTGATGTTGATCAACTGTAAGCTCGACAAGCGTTTGTAATACACTACTGTTATAGATATAGTCAGTATTATTAATGAAGCTGGTCTTCTGTGTTTGACGAGAATCATTATTGGTCATATTCATTCGCACAGCATCCTCTGATACGACCCATGCAGTGCCATTGAACTGAAATAGTCTATTAGGTGCAAAATCCACCCTTAGGAAAAAATCATGTTTAATAGGATGCTCTGGAAATTGTATACCAAATCCAAAGGCATAACCATTAGCCGGGTATCCATCACCTACTAAGTAGCCTGTATATCCTGTTCTAACTGGAACTCCGGAGTCTGAATTGGTTTCAAGATTCACTGATTCGATACTGGTATCTAATTCTTCAGTATCAGCAGTGTTGATCACAGGCTTACCTGTTGTAGGATCTACTGCCAGTGTATAAAATTGACGAGTCTGATATCCACTCTGTGCCGCATCTGTTTCAGCTTGTGCTATAACAGCATTATTAATTGTTAGGTCAGCCGATTGTGTGCTTAGGACATCACGAAGTGTAACACCTGGTACAGGATCACCATTAGCATCTGTCATTGGCAAATTAAGTATCTGTGCAAATTGTTGGCTATCGGTCATCTTTTTGCACTTGAGTCTATATAAATGAGGTTGCCATGTGACTGAATAACCTTCGCTAGCATTATTGACATCTGTAACTACATAGTATCTCGGCATGCCATACATTAAATTGTTTAAGGCAAAATCATCACGCAAATGTGGAAGCTCAAAGACATCACCGCTGATGGGTTTGCGACCAATAATAGCTACGATATCATTAATATGCACTGTGATAGCAATTTGATCTGAATCTAGTAGTAGACCAAATTGGCTTAAATTCCAATCAAGAGACTGAACAGTATAGTGCCCACGGAGTCTGTATATGCTAGTATCGTAAACACGATCGCGATTTTCTAACAGCAACAAGTCTTGTATATTACTGGGACTTTGAGTACTATAAGTAGGCTGATCAGCTGAAGCAGTTGTGGGATTTTGCGTACCTAGCAACTTATGATAATACATGTCGGTCCCACCCAAAGTAAACGACTCTGAGATAGTTCGATCCATATATTTGTAATCGACACCGTAGTTAGGTTTGTAAAGGCTTATTCTTGGCATAGTAGTATATTTATCGATAGCTAAATATACAAGGAGAGCTAAGAATGTCTGATGAAAACCCAGCTACTAAAGAAAGAAACGCAGTATTTGACTATACTAAAACCATGCTTGGCGACGGTATGGTCGAAGTCGAGCTAGATCCCGTACACTACGAAACTGCTCTAGATCGAGCACTTAATCGCTATCGTCAGCGTAGTTCTAATGCTGTTGAAGAAAGTTTCATGTTTTTAGAACTTATACAAGATGTAAACGAATATCGTTTACCCGACGAAGTCATTGAAGTCCGTGAAGTTTTCCGTAGAAGCATCGGTTCTAGGACCGGCCTAGGTGCAGGTGGAACGCTGTTTGAACCATTTAACTTAGCATACACTAATACCTATTTGTTGAGCGGCACTATGATGGGCGGGCTGGCCACATACGATATGTTTGCAGGTTATCAGAAGCTTGTAGGTCGTATGTTTGGTAGTTATATTGAATATAAATGGAAGCAACAAACTCATATCTTAACTATCCTACAAAGGCCGTTTGCCAGCGGTGAACAAGTGTTAATCCGCACCTATAACTATCGCCCCGACTGGGTTTTACTACAAGACATCTATGCCAAACAATGGCTCCGAGACTTTACACTGGCCACATGTAAACAAATGCTAGGCGAGGCTCGTTCTAAGTTTGGATCTATTGCAGGCCCACAGAGCCCAATCCAATTAAATGGTACAGCACTGAAACAAGAAGCACAGACTGAGCTAGACAAATTAGAAAAAGAAATTATTAATTTGGAAAGCGGCGGCATACCATATACCTGGGTACAAGGCTAAAAAATTCTTGACCTCGTAATAAAAGTGTTATATACTAGCACTACTTTACGGGGGTTCTATGATTATAGGTGTATGCGGTTTTATTAGTAGCGGCAAAGATACCATTGCTGACTATCTCACAAATTTCCATGGTTACAGACGAGAAAGTTTTGCCAATAGCCTTAAAGATGCTGTGTCAGCAGTATTTGGTTGGGATAGAACCATGTTGGAAGGCCGCACAAAACAAGCCCGTGAATGGCGAGAACAAGTAGATACATGGTGGGCACAGCGTTTAGATATGCCCAATCTTACCCCTCGCTGGGTACTACAACATTGGGGCACAGAAGTATGTCGTAACGGATTCCACGATGATATGTGGATTGCTTCGTTGGAGAACAAACTACGCAACTCAAAAGATGACATTGTGATCAGCGATTGCCGTTTCCCCAATGAAATTAAAAGTATCAAAGAAGCGGGCGGTATCGTAATCCGTGTAAAACGAGGACCTGAGCCAGAATGGTATCGAGATGCTGCCGACATGAACGCTGGCGATCGCTGTATGAACTATGCCCTTGCTAAAAGTCGTATGTCAAAATTAAATATCCACGCTAGTGAAACTGCTTGGGTTGGCACTAAATTTGACTATGTTTTAGAAAATAACGGAACTATAGACGAGTTATACAAGCAAGTTCTGACAATTATAGATCAGGGACAAGGTCCCCTTGACGCCACCGAACTCCCTCTTTATGAAGGACTCGAGCACAGTTAGCACATACAGTTTTTAAATTTGGCAATTTGCAATTATTCAGATCTCCATCAACATGGAAAACATTAAATACTTCCTTGTGAGGAGATTTGAAACCGCATTTATCACAGGTTGCTTTAATTTGATACCCGGCTCTTTGCCAGCGCGGTATTCCAGCATATACTCCGCCTTGGAGGCATGCCTCACAGAGCCTTCTATAATAGGCCTTTCCGTTTTTATAATAATTTATAGCGGCAGGTCTTTGGCCGCAAATACACAATGGACGCATTGATTATTTACTAAACCGCACCTTTTCTTGCCCTTTTTGTGGCCT